CCCGCGAGCGCCTGAACAACTTGGTCGAGTCAGCCGCTACTTCCGTCCAGCCGACCTTAGAAACGCTCGATGATGGCTGCGTCCGCGTATGCCTCGGCAATAACTGCGGCGTCGTCTCTTCCCATCACTTAGTAGAACCGAAGATCAATCAACTTCGGAACCTTTCCTAACTTGCCGGATTGATCTCCGCGATCTACGCTCTTTCCCAAAAGACGTAGCTCAGTGAAGTCGATCAACAATCTCAAGGCGGACCATAAAAACGCCCGCAAAAGAACCGACCGCTCTGCCGAGCTAATCAAGGAATCGCTTAACCGTTACGGCGCGGCGCGTTCAATCGTTATCGACGAGAACGATCGAATCCTCGCCGGTAACGGCACCGTCGAAGGCGCAAAAGCCGCCGGCATAACCAACGTCCGCGTTATCGAAACCGACGGCACCGAGCTAATCGCTATCAAACGCACCGGGCTGACCGAAGAGGAAAAGGTCGGGCTTGCCCTCGCGGACAACCGCACTGCTGATCTCTCCGAATGGGATCAGGAGATGCTTCACCGTCTCTCCGAAGAGCACGACATTACCGCCTGGTTCAATAACGACGACCTCGAAGGCATCCTCGAATCCGAGACCGAACAGATCGCCCCGGAAGACTTCGACGAGGTTGACGACGACATCGAAACCGAACACCGCTGCCCCTCCTGCGGCTACGAATGGAGCGGGAAATCTGCGTGATCGACACGCCCCTTAGGAAGGTTTTCCAAGAAATCCTTAAGCCCCTTCCTGCCCAGATAGCAGTTGCGACGTCAGGGGGCATCTCTTCGGCTGCCCTTTTGGCATCGGCAGTAGAGGCAGGCAAAACGCCGACGGTCGTGTCCTTTACTTTCGAGGGGTACAAGTCAACAGACTTCCTCTACGCAGGGAGGCTCGCTAATTTCTTCGGCGTAGATTTCGCCCCCGTCTACCTCCCGACCGATCAAGCGGAAATCCTTTCCGCCATACGCCTACTTACCCAGACCTACAGCCTTAAAAAAAAGGCGCGCATCGAGTGCACCTTCCCTTTCCTCTACCTAGCGAAGACCGTTAAAGGTCTCGGCATCTCGACGCTAGTAACGGGTCTTTGCGATGACGGGCACTTCGGACTCTCGAAAAAAGCAATGATTCATTACCGAGAGCCGCAAGAGAAGTTCGATGCCTTTCGTTGCGATTACTTCTCGAACCCAGACGCCGCAGGTCGCAAGGGCATAACGCAGGTCTGCAAGGACGCAGGCATAGAGCTAGTGAACCCCTACTACGACACCAGGGTGTTCAAGCTCTTTATCGGACGCCCCTGGGATGAGCTAAACAAGCCCCGCCAAAAAGAAGCGATCCGCTGCGAATATCCCGAACTAGACCAATTCAAAATCCCCCGCCACTCGAACCTGCAACTCGGTGACTCCGGTATCGCAGAACGTCTAGGCACCGCAGCGATGACAGCCGTACCCGGCACCCGCAGCGCCATAGCCGCTTACAACCGCATCCGAACCCAGCGATGAAACCTCCCTACTACGTTCCCTCAATGCAGGAAATCGCCGCCCTGCCTTGGAACGGTTACAAAGTCGCTTCTACCTTTTCCGGCGGTGGTGGCTCCTGCCTCGGATACCGAATGGCAGGCTTCCGCGTCGTCTACGCCAACGAGTTCATCCCCGAAGCCCGTAAGACCTACAAAGCCAACCACCCCAACAGCTACCTCGACGACAGCGATATCCGCGACCTAACCCCCGAGCTGCTCCTCGAACGCGCCGGGGTAAAACGGGGCGAACTCGACATCTTTGACGGCTCTCCTCCCTGCTCCGCCTTCTCGACCGCAGGCTCACGCGAAAAAGGATGGGGCAAAGTTAAGTCCTACTCCGACGGCGCTCAACGCGTCGATGACCTCTTCTACGAATACGCCCGCATCCTCGACGGCGTACAACCAAAGGTCTTTATCGCAGAGAACGTAAGCGGCTTAGTAAAAGGAACCGCTAAGGGTTACTTCAAGCGGATCCTTCAAGCCCTCCGCGACTGCGGCTATAACGTTTCCTGCCGCGTCCTAGACGCTCGCTGGCTAGGCGTACCGCAGATGCGTAAGCGCACGATCTTTGTCGGCGTACGCAACGACCTCGGCATCGAACCCGTACACCCGAAGCCCCTGCCCTACACCTACAACATCGCTGACGCTCTCGTTATCCCGCCAGACGACACCGCAGCCAAAATCCTTAGCCCCGATACCGAAACCTACAAATTCTGGGTACATACAAAGGCAGGCGACACCCTCGGTAATACCTGCAAGCGCCTTACCGGCAGGAATAGCTTCCTTACCCATTGCAAGCAGTCACCTAACGCCCCAGCTAACACCGTTACCCAAGGCATCCAGCAGCTCTACCACTGGACCGAGCCACGCACCCTTACCCTCGGAGAACTTCGCCGCATCTCCGGCTTCCCCGACGACTTCATCCTCACCGGCACCTTCTCTCAGCAATGGGAACGCATCGGACGTGCTGTACCGCCCGTAATGATGTCTAAAATCGCAAAAACAGTCGCAGACGAAATACTCTCGAAAATCGCATGAAAATCCCACGCAACTGGACTTTCGAGATTCCCGAAGTTGCAAACGGATTTGACCAGCACGTTAGAGAACAACTCCCCTGGTACGACCTAGCCACCGACGCTATATCGCATCTCGCTCGTCACTACATCTCGAAAAACGGGCTTGTCTATGACATCGGTTGCTCTACAGGCAATATCGGTCGCGCTATCGCCTCAACCCTAAAAGATCGCAACGCATCGCTAGTCGGCGTCGAACCGTCCGAGGCGATGAAAGACATCTACGACGCCCCCGGCACGTTCGTACACTCAACCGCCCAAGATCACAAGTACCACCCCTATGACCTCGCTATCCTCTTCCTCTGCCTGATGTTCATCGAGCCGCGAGACCGTAAAACCTTCCTCGCATCCCTCTACGAACTATGCAACCCAGGCGGCGCAATCATCGTCTTTGATAAGCTCGAACCAGATGCGGGCTATATCAGTACCATTATGTACCGCCTTACCCTGGCTGGTAAGTTCGCCGCTAAAACACCCGCTGATCAAATAATCCATAAAGAACTCTCCCTCGCAGGAGTACAAAGACCAATCTCCCTCTCCGAGCTACCAGGTAACCCCTACCAGTGGTTTCGCTTCGGAGACTTCGCCGGGTACATCATCGAGAAACCAGTCTGATGGCACGTAAAGCAGACCGAGGTGACAACGGCGGACGCGCACCGCGCTCGACTAAAGCCGAAAAGACATACAGGATCAACCGCGTCGCAAGGCTCTTCGCTAACGGTGCCGTGCGCTCTGAGGTCCTTGTTTATGCCGCGAATGAATGGGGGCTCTCCGAACGGCAGACGGATCAGTACATCCGCTGGGCGAACGATGTCATGGTTAAAGACTTCGACATCGACCGTCGGACCTTTACCGCAGAGCTAATGTCCCAGCTCGCAAGCCTCCAAAAAGAGGCTCGCAAAAACAATCAGCCGCACGTCGCCCTCGGCTGTATCAACACGATGGCGCGGATCGCGCACGTCCTAGAGAGCGGTAAATGAGCATCCTCGGGACCGTATCCCTCGGCTCTGTACTAGACGCCCCGGAAGCAGGCGGCAGCTATAGCTCGGAGACGTACAACGAAATCATCGAGAAACTCGAATCGGCTCTGACCGGACCGCAGCGTCAGGTCTATGACGCCGACAACCGATTCAAGCTGCTCTGCTCTGGTCGTCGCTTTGGCAAGACCTACCTATGCGTCACCCGCCTGATCTGTTGGGCTCTCGCTAAGCCGAACAGCCTGAACTGGTATGTCACCGCTAACTACCGGATGGCAAAGCAGATCGCCTGGCGACTCCTGCGAGATATGACGCCACGGGATCTCGTCGTCAAGCAAAACGAGTCGAGTCTTAGCGTCGAGCTAATTAACGGCAGCCGGATCGAACTCAAGGGCGCAGAGAACGAGGACAGCCTGCGCGGCGTAAGCCTCTCCGCTCTCGTTATCGATGAAGCCGCTTACGTCAAGCAAGAAGCGTGGGAGATGGTTCTCCGTCCCGCGCTCTCCGATCAAGGCGGTCCTGCCTGGTTTATCAGCACTCCTGCTGGTCTTAACTGGTTTCACGATCTATGGGAACAAGCGCAGGAGCAAAACGACTGGCGCACCTTTTCCTACACGACCATCGAGGGCGGCAACGTCCCCGAAGAGGAAGTCGAAGCAGCACGCCGCACGCTTGATGAACGCACCTTCCGTCAGGAATACCTAGCTAGCTTCGAGACCCTCGCCGGACGCGTCTACCCTGACTTCAGCGATGACAACATCTCCGAAGATGTCAAAGACACCGGCGGAGAAATCTATTGGGGCACTGACTTTAACGTTGGCATCATGGCTGGCGTTCTGGCTTCTCGTGTCGGTGATACTGTGCACATCTGGGATGAACTCGCTGTAAAGCAGTCCAATACCGATGAAGTTTGCCAACTCCTCAAGGAACGATTCCCGGACCGGCGAATTATTGCTTATCCAGATCCAACAGGGAGCGCCCGCAAGACATCTTCGGCGGGTCGCACCGACCACGACATCATCCGCCGCTACGGCTTCCAATGCA